ACCCAACCACCCCCCCCCGCCGTATTAGCAACGGTATCGATATTTTTCGCCAGCCCGTCAAGAATGCCGGACAGGGTTGATGAGGCGCCAACGGCATTGTTGGCACCGCCAACCCACGCCATAAACGCGTTTTCAACCTTCTGCGCAGAACCGCTGATACTGGCCGGGAGCGTGTCGAATTCCTTGCGCAGCAGCTCAACGTTGGTCAGCAACGGCATGATTTTTTCGGTGGTCAACTGGCCGTTATTTGCCATATTGCGCAGGCCGCCGATGGTCGTGCCAAGCCCATCAGCAAGTAATTTTGCGAGACGTCCGCCGCTCTCCATTATCGCGTTAAATTCTTCACCACGAAGCACGCCTGAACCCAGCGCCTGGCTGAGTTGGGTGATCACTGAACTGGCCTCTTCTGTACTGGCACCGGACAGTTTCAGGGAGGTGGCAACCGTCTCGGTCACTTTAGCCACATCAGCGGAGGCGTAACCGGCATCGCGAAGAGAAGCGGCAATGCGAGAATAAAGGTTTGCGTTCGCCTCAAAAGAGGTACCTGTGCGCTGGCTGATATCCATCAGGGTGCGCTGGGATTGGGCGAAATCATCAGAGCCAGTGGAAGCCAGTCGAAGACGACCGTTTAGTTGGTTCCATGTATCGGCGTAATGAACAAGTTGCCCGGTGGCAAATGCCCCCGCGAATGCACCAGCAACACCAGTCGCAGTAGCCTTAACCGAAGCTAGTTCACTATTCAATGCGGCAATAGACCGCTGAGTTTCGCGCGTAGCGGCTGCCGCTTTTTTACCACCACCCTCCATTGTTTTGTAATAGTCCGCCCCCATGCGTGAAGCGCGGGCAATTTCAGACTGGAATGAACTGGAGTTTGCTGAAATTTTGATAATCAGTTCGCGGAGTGTCGCCATATTTCACCCATAAAAAAACCCCGTATGTGCGGGGTTTTTGTCATTTTAATTATCAGCGGAGTCCAGCTTTTTTCCTGGCCTCTTCCAGATAATCTTCATCTGATTTTTCAACTAAAGGTTTGTTCGTGGTAGATAAATCACTTCCGCAGTGTTTACATTTTATTGCTTCACCTTTAATTAACTCTGCGCAATAGGGACACTTCTTCATACCCTCATCAAGCTTTTCTTTTTCCTCAAACTCGATATCTTTTTTTATTACCAGTGAGTGTACTAAAGCGACAATAAAAAGCAGCGCTCCGTAAATCCACCATTCAAAAAAAGAACGTCCTTTGCTCTGAGCTATCAACGCCGGAATAACCCCAATCACTGCTGCTAAAAGAAAAAATTCCATGACCAGTTCCTTTTGCTTTTCATTGGGTATAATCCTAACAGCAGCAACATTTGCTATCAAAGATTCTCCATCCACGTTTCTAACTCGCTGATTTCCTCTGTTTCATCCTGTTGGCCAAACTTGAGGATCAGATCCTTAATCTCGTATTTACCGCCCTGCGAGTTGAGTGTGGCCATGGCAATCTGTGCCGCCTGAGCATCACCGCGCCAGTCACCAATCGGACTGACGCGATCATATGCAATCCACATTTTCAATTCACTGGCGGTAATGGTCTGGCGCAGCTCATGAAGCGTTCTTCCCAGCCGAAGTGCCAGCGACATCAGAAAGAAGGTCAGCGGCTCCTTTACTTTTTTTCCGCTTCTTCCTGCGTGATACCAAGGTCAAGAGCCTGCCGAAGCAGTCGGGCATGCACAGGTCCATAAATGTCAGCGACGGTATCGCGATCATCTTCGCTGAACACGCGGGCTCCGGTTTCATCCAGCAACACATCAAGAAAGAGGATCACATCCGCCTCCTTGTTGCGAATGAATTTCTCGGTTTCAGAAAGCGGCTTTTTATCATCATCCGGCGTGACACCAACAAACTCGCGGAAAGTCGCCCATGCTTCACCGGATGGCTCACGAAGGATGACTTTCGCCCCGCCCCATTCGTTAACGGTGACAGTTTTGGTTCGAAAGGCGGCGGCCGCCGTCAGCGCCAGCGCGCGCAAAGAAGGTTTCGGGTTGCTCATTATTTTTTCTCAGAAGGGGTAATAAAATGAAAGCGGCCGGAGCCGCTTCGGATCAGGAACCAGGGTAAGCAACGATGCGTTTTGGTTTGCCACGAACACGCAGCGAATAGGTGGCGTTAACGACCGCTGATGTGCCCGCTGTCCATGAGCTCTGGCGCACCTCAAAGAGGATGTAAAAGCCATTACCAGACGGAAAAACAACCCGCATTGCGCGAAGTTCGTCATTTTCGTAAGCGGCCTGCAAAGCAAGCTGAGCCTCTTCGTCGCCAACCCAGTTACGGTTGATGGACATTTCCGCAGGCGCGGCCAGTCCGTTGGTCTGCTCCTGCTCAAGGGAGCAAAGCGTGGTGACATCAATGTCGCCCTTCTGCCCGCCAGTAAAGCTGATTTCTTTGGTGGCGCACTCTGCCACCAGAAAGTTCACGCCGGATGAGGGAAAACCCGAAGACTGAAAATCTTCGGCGGTCACAGGGGCAGAAGAAATGCCGATCTGTGTGCCTTTCGTTGTTTCGTATTTGCTGGTCATGTTTGCTCCAGGCATAAAAAAACCGCCTTACGGCGGTCATGGATTTAAGGGATTATGGGGTTACTGAAGGACATTGACTTCAAGCGTTGCCCGGCGCAGGCCGGTGTCCGGCTCGTAGCCGCCAGTTTTGCTCATCTGTGTGAACCCAAGCGGCACAAGCGCGGCAATCACCTGCTCACGCAGCGCCCTGGCTTCGTCAACCGTACGGGAATACACATCGACCTGAAGCGCACTGTTCTCTTCCGCCGGTCCGCAATACGTGTCGCCATAAACCTGATCCACCAGCGTGAAGGTGATCCACGGAGGCGCAACAGATGGTGAACCATGCTCATTCAGCGGCACAACATCGGGATAAACCTGCCCACCGGCCAGCGCGCCAATCAGTGAGAAAACATCGGCTTCGGTCATTTTGACAGCGCCTCATCAATCGCCTGATTTGCACGTGCAAAAGCGGCTCTTGTCGCATCTTCCTGCCGGGCATCATAGGCCGGTCGGATAAAGGGAACTGCCGCCATATTTGACGTACCAAGCTCAACAAACCGCCAGTAAAAAGCGTTACGCGAATTACTGGCTTTCATGGCATTGTCGCTGTTGCCGGTGCGAGGATTGCGACCACGAACATGCACACCGGATGTGATGTTGCCATTGCGGTCGCGCTGAGTAATAACCACGAGGTTTTTCTTCAACTTCCCGGTGCGCACCGGGGCGCGCTTAACGGCTTCATCTTTAAAAATGGTGGCAGCCGCGCGCGTGGCATCGCGCATCACCTTGCGGTTTTCCGCTTTGCTAAGCGCAGCCAAATCATCAGATAGATCCAGCAACCCCGAAAAATCCAGTTTGGTATCGATCACGGCTTCACCCCCTGCTTACACAAGATTTCCAGTTGAGAGCCTTTTGAATCAGCAATAGGTGGCGCGGCAACATCGAGGATCTGACCTTTATAGGGACCGATCAGCACCTTCAGTTTTGAGGCAGCGGTGATATCGGTGCGGAAGCGAACCCATACACGGATCGTTGCTTCCGCCATTTCAGCACCAGCGGATATTTGCTCACGTCCAGTGATGCCTTTGATTTCAGCCCACACAGGTGCCCCTTCATGCCACACTTTATCAGGTTGACCTGAATCCGTTCGCACGGTCGTGAAGTTCATGATGGCTATGCGCTTGTTGAGTCTTCCCGCCTGCATATCAACGCCACCTCCGCTGAAGGAATAAAATCGACTCAACCCCGAGAGGGATCTCTGAAGTGATATTCCCGATGTTCACAGCCTCTCGATTGCTGTACCAGTGACCGACCATGAGCAAAATTGCTGCCCACAGGCCACTGTTAAAGAGGATTTCACGCGGTACGGGCTGGCCTTCCACGGGAACAGACAACGCTTCTACCAGCTTTCCGTCGCAGTAGCTTTCGACGTAGCTGATAGCCGCAAGTGCATATGCCCGAATGAGTGCATCTTCTTCGCCGTCATCAACCCGGAGATGCAGTTTTATCTGCTGGAGCTGGTCATCGGTAATGTCCATTAAAGACGGGCGGGTTGCCCCGCCCCCTCCATTAGCTGCCTGAAGCGGTAAACGTGCCTTTGATGAGTGCTTTCGGGCGATAGTGCGCCAGCGCCAGACGCTCTTCACAAAGGATGGTGAGCATGTTTTTCACGAAATTATCGCGGTCTTCGCGACTAACCTCGATCGTTGCATCCATGCGATCCCATACCTGCGAAGCCATATCAAAGCCGCCGACGGTGAACGAACCAACCGCCTGAGCTTTCGTCGGTACTACCGGCAGCCCCCACATGATGTTACTGGTGAATGCCTGCGGGCCGCCGAAAATATAACGGCCTTCGTTATCCTTCAGCAGCGCAATGTTGTGCCAGTCACGCGGGTTGAGAATGATGCCAGATGCGCTGAATTCAGACTCGCTGACCTGGTAAATTGCGTGTGCAATGATGTCAGCACGGGTATCACCCGCCACGTTGAGGGAGGTATCGTAGGCGGTCGCTACGTGGTTGATCCCCTCCAGGTCATCACCACTGCCATCACCATTCAGCAGTTGCTCTTCTTCTTTCAGAGCCAGGCCGTAGAGCAGGCGGTTATTCACGTAGGATTGCAGCATCGGGGCATCGTCCATAACCTGTCGGGAGGCCTGAATCCAGTGCGCGATAGTTTTCACGTTGGCTGTTTGCTTGCTGAAGGTGATATCTGATTCAGGCTTGAGCGCTTTCTCAGCTACCACACCAGCGTTGTTGGTAAACAACTCTTCACGCACGTACTCCAGCGAGTTACTGGAAATGCGTCCCTGCGCCAGCAGATCACGAATGGTCAGACGGCGCAGGCCCGGCATAACAATGCCTGGTACCTGCATCGGCTGGATCAGGCTTCCGGCTGAACCGGCATCACTGCCCAGGGATTTGTTAAATGTTTTGGCATCAAACAACGACTTGCTGCCGTTCCAGGATTTGGTGAGTTCTTCCGCCGCGCGTTCCGAAAAAGATTTTTTCTCACCGGGATTTTCTGCACCGGAAGAGAATTTTTGCTCCAGGTCGAACAAACGCGTACCGGCTGATTTGAGTTCGTCCTGCACTTTTACCAAATCGTCCTGCAGCTGTTTGGAAACAGTGCCGGTGCTTTCGATTTGCTTTTTCTGCTCATCGAAGAGCCCCTGCATTTTGGCATGGGAATCATCGATGGCTTTCTGGATCTGAGCGAGTTCCGACATAATTATTATCCTAACGTATTGGAAAATTGAGTAATGCTCTTGAGAAGGGCATCAATTGAGGTTTTGTTTTCGTCGCTTTCGGACTCGCTCCGAACCGCTGACTTAAACCGGGCGATGAACCCGACCGCTTGCGTTTTGGTGAGCCCAACTGAATCCCTCAGCCAGTTCTCAACGTCGCGAATAGTTTCGATCCCGTCGATGGACTTCATTGCCGATACGTTTGCCAGTTCGTTGGCCGGAAACGTGCAGACACTGATTTCACGAAGATCAGAAATGTTTTTGTAGATTCGCCCTCCTCCTGGAGATAACGCATAGTCGTCTTTATTGACGGCGAACCCGACAGACATCCCTTCTACTGTCCCGTGCTCCATTGCAGCTTTCAGATCTGATGCACCGCTGTGACCGGGTGTAAGTTGTCCACGAACAAACAGCCCCTTGCTGTCTTCCTGAAAGGCGTCCCACTTGCCTACCGGGAGTTCCCAGGCGCGATGATTAAAAAACATCGCCACTTTCCGTGTGCGGTTTGTTAGCGTGTTTTTGTACGCGCCAGGCAGGATGATGTCACCGTCAGAATCGACGTTGCCAAACACGGAGGCGTAACCCTCAAAAATGCCCTGGTTGCCATCGCCGGTGAATTTGATCTCCGTTTCGTCAAAGGACAGGGTTTTGCGTATTACAGTCATGATGGCCCCATAAAAATTAAGCCCCGCTGTTGCGGGGCTGTTGGTTTTGTCCAATTTGGGTGATAGGGACATATTGCGATTGCCGCATGGCTACGTCCCCACCAGGTAAAGGAGGCATATTATCCAGCCGGCGCTGCTCGTTAATTGTGCGCAGTCCAGCCTCACCCATTGCTTTCATGAAAGCTGCACGGGAGGTGGAATCACCCCTTAACAGTCCGTCCAGGTTATGTTCAGCGTGGTATCGGCCAACATCGGCTGGTTTTAGCATCCAGCGCTGAATGCAGTTTTCCCACCGTGAGATATATGGCTGCAGCGTGTATTGCAGAAAACCTAAGTTTTGCTGCTCAATACCGGTGCCCCAGCTTGTTGATTTTTCAACATCACCGACGAGGTGAGGCGGAACACCAAAGAAACGGGCCAGTTCACTGACCTGAAATTTTCGCGACGCCATAGTTTCAGCGTCCTGCGGGCTGACGCCGATATCATGTGTGTTGAAATTGGCTTCGAGGATCCAGAGCCGTTTTTTAACCGGGCCACCCGCTATTTCTCTGAAGTTTTCTTCAAGTTGGCTGCGCTGATCTTTCGTCAGTACCTTGTCTCCGGTCGTCAGTATCTTGGGTGACTTCGCGCCGTTGGCGTAAAACTCCCGTTGCTGGTCTTCCATCGCCACAGCAACGCCAGCAGATTTACAGGCATGCGCTATCGGTGAAAGCCCCACCAGACCGTTGAAGCCGAATCCCTTGAGATGGAATATCTCTTTTTGCTGAAAATTGGCATATTCCCTATCACGTTTGTAACGGTACACAATCTTTTTACCGTCCAGCCTGACATCCATATTTGCGGAGAGCAGAGGCAGGAGGCTTATCACATCTCCGGCGGAATTCCGCTCCAGCAGTGCATAGGCGTTACCGTAGAAGCAAAGCTGCATGGTCATTGCTTCACGAAATTCCTGGGCGGTCATGTACTGATTAGGCGAGTACCTCAGCAACCGGGCCAGGGGATTATCAAGCCCAACTTTTGATCGGTTATCACTGCTGTCTGTTTCATAAACATCCAGCGGCAGACAGGCAGTAAGCGTCGAGATCAGGGATACGCAGCGCCAGACCGTCGATATCTGTAAAATTCGCTCATCGTTAATCACTGAATCGCCGAGGCTGCCACTTGCCGAAACTGGCCCGGTTTGCGATCCCTGATCGGGTGTAACGAGCCTGCCACCGACGAACCATGACGCCAGGCGCGCCCACCAGCCATTATTGGTGCGCAGGTCTACTGTGTATTGTGTTTCGTCCATCACATGCTCAACGGGTTTGAGAAAAAGTCATCAATATTGCCTTCATCGGCAATATCGCCATCAGCCGCACCAATAGCCATAGCGGAAGCCACCACGCCATCGATACGGCCGGTGCTTTTCTTCTTGGCAAATACGCGGTTTTCTTTCTGATCAGCTTCAGTAACAGCTGAGGAAGCGTTCCAGCGAAGGCAGGGATTTTTCTGGATGACTATGGTGTTTTCATCCAGTAACTCTTCGAAAAGCTCCAGCGAGTGCGGCATCCACAAACCAGACTCCTGAGCCTTGTAGAATCCCTGACCATGCGGGATAAGCGGAACAGTAACGCCAGCGGCCTCCAGTTCCGGCTCAAGGTATTTGATCCGGTACTGGTCAAACGCGATTGTTTTGATATAAAAGCGCATGGACAGTTCTGCCATACGTTCGGCAACAAACCCGTATTTAACCGCTTTACCCGGTGTCGTGTGGATGTAGCCGTTACGTTCCCAGACATCATAGGGAACGCGGTCCGTTTTAGCGCGCTCTGCCAGAGTGTCCTTTGGCGTCCAGAATTCAACCACCAGCTTTTTCAGCCTTGGGAAAAACAGCGCCAGCGCGGTCAGGTCGCGTGTGCCGGACAGGTCAAGACCGCCATAGCATTCTTCACCTTCCAGATCAGCGAGTTCAAAATCCTCTTCACAGGCCATCCAGACATCGCTGCTCATCCATGGGTTATCCGCATCAACCCACTGGCAAAAGTTAAGCCGCCTTACGATGCTCTCTTTGGATGGCATGCCGCGCGCCTGCGTGACCTGCTCTCGCAAATACCGTTCACTGAATGTATGCCCAAGGGACGGGTTAGCTTTTTTCCAGCAGGATTCATCCTTAAAAGGATCGTCTCCTTCATCGAGCGAGCAGATAAAAGAGAAGAAACTGTCATCCTCGCGGGTGCCCGCCGCAACCTGACGACCATATTCGTGATAGTCGAAACACACGCTGGTTTTATCGTGGCCGCTGTTGGTGATCATGAAAATCAACGCCTGCCGCCGGCCTTTCGTCCCGGCGCGCATCATTTCAACGACCTGGTTGCTTTTATGCTCGTGAATTTCGTCAATCAGCGCACAATGCGGACGCGGCCCAGACTGTCCATCATCAGAACTGATCGGCCTGAAAAACGAACCAGCCTGGAGAAAGGCGAGGTTCCATTCTTTACCGGTACCGCCAGACTTTGCTATCCGCTGCGCCAGCGCCGGTGACTGATCGACCATCGCCACTGCGTCACGAAAGAGGATCATGGCCTGGTCTTTTTTGGTAGCCGCCGCATACACTTCGGCGCGTGGCTCATTGTCAGCCGTCAGGCAATACAGCCCGACTCCACCAGCAAGAGGGGATTTCCCTGAACCCTTGCCGGATTCAACATAAGCCATGCGAAAACGGCGGTAGCCGTCTTCATTTTTCCAGCCAAACAACGAACCCACGATAAAACACTGCCACGGCAGCAGGTTGAAGGGCTTACCTTCATACTCCCCGCCGTTGAGCTTCAACACTTTGGCAAAATAGTCGATGGCGCGCTGCGCCGCTGCAACATCCCATATAAGCCCGCGAGCGTGGCAGGACTCCAAATCTTTAAGATGTCTTTTACATGAATTTCGAATATCAGGCCCGGCGATCTCTTTACCGGAATCCACATCCATCGCGTACTGCGTGGCAGGGTCAACCGAAGAACTGGTTGAGCGGGTCTTCTTCTTTTTCTCCACCATCCACTTTCACCTTAGTCCTGGCGGCAGGAGTCAGACCAAATTCGACCAGGTAACTTTTAAACCGGCGATCTGCATCAGCGAGCATCGCCACCGCAGGATTCGCCTTTATCAAAAAGCCGCCTTCAGTCTGTACCGTGTAGGTTCTCCCCTCGTCGGCGATCGTCAGACGCAACTGAAGGATGTCGGCGTAAATATCACAAAGACGCTCGAGCGCCAGCGTGTCGGCAACTGTCAGCACCCCCATACCGTCAAGCAGTACGGTGACCTTTCCCCAGGCAACCTTTCCCCAGTCAGTAAGGTGAGATGGCGGGCTGGGGATCTCTTTCGCTGGCGTGGGCTCTTTGTCGTTGAGTTTTCGTTTGCCCGGATTCCCGGTCACCACCTTGAGGTGTGTCGGTTTCGGGCGTCGTCCGGCCATCGGAACCTCCCGGAAAAAAACTTTTCATTTCGCGGTTGTGCACAAAAATGAGGGCTGGCGGTCATTTGGGCGGTCGGTTTTGAAGATTTACCCTCCCCCCTGCCTGTCGATGATTGCATTTGCAATCATTTCATTCTGATGGTTTCCACCAGTGAGAATCAGGATCCAGCGGCAGGCCGTTTTCGTCGCAGCCGACGACAATCCCTCGCTTTTCCATGCGCTGTTTTGTTGAGTCATGATGTTGCTTGCACAGGGGCTGCCAGTTATCCGTGTCCCAGAAGAGACGCTGCGCCCGCGCTATTGCAGTACGGTCGCCAGAGTTGATAGCCTCCTTCAGCTTATGCGGCCTGATATGGTCAACTACTGATGCCGCTTCCGTCCTTCCCTGTTGTGCGCACATCACACACAGTGGATGAGTACGCAGGAAGGATCGCCGGGCCTTATCCCATCGACTGCCATAGACTCTCGGCTCACTATTCAAGCAACCCTCCATGCCCGGCGCCGTTCCGCCCTTTCCTCACCATCGGGATGACGCTCGACGGGTTCACAATCTGCATGATCAACCAGCGACCAGCAGGGATAGACCACCGGCGCACCCCATGCATCACCCAGCGCGAAGTCAGCGGGCTTGTTGCTGTCCCAGCATGCCAGCACACGCGGCAAATGCTGAGGTGGCACGCTGTAACACACACCATGAATAAGCTGCGGCAACGTGATGAAGTCGGCGCGCATCCTGTCGGCGGCAATGAGCCGCTCGGCAATCTGCGCCTGATACTGTGGAGGGCGACCAGTACCGAGATAAAAACTAATCAAGTCATCAGGCTTGTCATTAAACCAGGGGATAACCTTATTGATAAACCACGGCACCGGAAGTGCATCATCCTCCAGCACCACCACACGGCAAGATTGCTCGGCCGCCCATTCTAGAGCCCGGCGGTGATTCCAGTTGGCGCCGTGATTCCCTTCATCAATAACCAGATGCGCGCCGATATGGGAGGCCAGGCTATCAGTCTGTAAACGCCGGGAGTGATGGCCGACGACAACAAATTTCACTTGTGCTGCCACCATGCCACCTCTTTACCAATACCGTTTGTTTTGAATACCGTATGCACTGCCGGACCGGTTACGATGCGATCACCAAAGCGTTTCGCCACAATACCAAACGCCAGCATGTCGCCGACGGCTGCCGGGGCATTCTCTGTCTTCCAGAAGCGGTGACACTCCAGCAGGTAATACAGCCGCACAATGCCATGAGCAAAAGCCATGACATCTTCGCGTATACCGCCAAGCAGCCCGGCGTTAAGCATTACATCGTTGCGGTGCTGGTCGATGAAGTCCTGATAGATGCGCTCCGGGTGATGCTGGCGCGCCCATGCATCAGCATAGGTCTTAGGCTCGGAACCAACGTAAACCATGCCCGGCGCCATTTCCGACCATGGTTCCCGCAGCATTTCGACATCGGTACCATCGGTACACCACACGAAGTGATACTCAGGGTGATCACGAAGGTGCTGCCAGATATGCAGCCAGCGCCGGAAATAAACGTTCATCGCTACTTCCGGCACCCTGACCAGACTGGCGCCGGTTGGCGCGCAGGTGAGCTGGTCAGCCAGCACCACAGCTTCGGCACCTTTGACTGATGCCGCCCAGCGCGCGAGCAGTCCGGGTTCTGCCGTCATACGCTCGTTGCGTTGCGGGTCTATCTGGCTGGTTAACAGCGTGGCGATCACCACATCATGCCGCTGGCGGTACTCTGCATAGCCGGTATACCCGGTGTCGCGCCGCTCGTTGTGAATCCGCACATTGCGCTTCACCTGCTCTTCCCGATCCGGGCGTGGTACCGAACGTTCAACCTGTTCATGCTCGTCCAGCGAGTGAATGAGCTTTTCAGAGCCAACCACATCGGCGAACGCCCAGGAGGTCAGCCCGGCGTTGTGGATGCGCAGTGCCAGATCAGAATGTTCATACATGCCGCGACCGTAAATCGGGTCAAATCCGCCGACGCAATCAATCACGCTGCGGTGGTAGTAGAGCATCACGCCGCGCTGGCCGGTGTAAGCCACATGCTTATCGTCGCGATACAGCACTGCGATATCGTTCAGCTTGCGCGCGCCAGCCAGATCAAGGAACTGATAAGCCAGATGAGGCTCGGGAGATTCGATATAAGGCAACCACCAGCCATCAACAATTGGCCATGCGTCATCGTCCCACAGAAAGAGATATTCGCACCCGGCATCCATCAGCGCAGCAAGGCTGGCATTCTTCGTTGCCACAATGCCCAGCGATTTTTCGTGCCGGATCAGCTTAACGCCATAGGGCACCGCTGCTGGTGGCTGTGAACCATCATCAACGACAACCACCAGCGCGCCAGCGGGAAGATGCTGGATGTGATGCTCCAGCGCCTTGCTAAGAACGCCAGCACGGTTATGAGTGGAAATAGCGATACCGATGCGGCTGGTGGCCGTGTTGCAGACAGGCGCATACGGGACACCATTGATAGTGACCTGCATAAAGCTTCCTTTTAGATGTGATCCTGTCGCATGGGACAGCCGCCCGAGAAAATAGCTTTCCCCAGGCTCACGACTGAAAGACTCTCGATTGTTTAGCGCATGCGAAGCGCAATAAAAAAGCCACCAGCGGTGGCTAGTGGCTATTTGACCAAAATACTAATGGATGGTTATGAGGTTAATTCGTCACTTTTACGCTTTATATGCTCAATAGAATAATGCATAACGTGTCGATAAGGCGTATTACCTGTCCGTGAGTCCCACAATAATTTTCGAAATAAATCATTTAACGCTTCTAATGCATAAGCTCTTCCATTTTCTGAGAATGCATCATTCGCCTCAGAAATTATTTTATCTATTTCATCACAGCAGACATGAAGATTTTCGCCTTTTTCAGCGTCCAACCCAACACGTTTGATTCTATCTACAAAAGCTAAAACCATATCGTCAGTTGACATCATTTCACCTTGGAGTGAGGAGCCTATTATAGAAAACCACTTTAAAGGAATAATGTCAACACGTTGATTTTGATAACTATTTTTGACGGCCCCGTCAACATTTCTTATCACAGGCACTCAGTGAATGCCTGTTGTAATGCCTCAGCAGGCCGCATCACTTCGGCCAGTTGATAAAGAACATAAATCCAATGAATGCGAAAAACAGCCCAGCAACTCCCGCAATAATGATTAGAGACCAAACAAGAATTGTCCCGATGGTTGCAATCATTTCAGATCCTTAATCAAGATAGAAATCGACATTCAGGCGACGGCGTTGTCCACTGCTGGCATTGTGCGGGCATGCGTTAGAATTGTGTCCGTTTGCACCGCAATAGCTACAACGAAGATTTGCGCGACGGGCGCTGCCGCTCCATGTGTGTGGGCAGTTCTCACGAGTGTGTAGACCCGAACCACAAAAAGTGCATCGCGTGTAGCTCATTGGCTCTTCCCTGCTGGCATTTGTCGCTGTTGCTCGATATCCCGAATGCCAGCAAAGTTGTTATTGCCCTGCTCGATAGTTGAAAGCAGCGGCCGAATCCACAGCACCGCCTGGCAATATGTCAGCCCGCTGGTGGCAGCGGCACTACCATCGGTTGTGTCAGTCCTGGCGGAATCGGCGTGCATTGCGCTGGCACGTAAACGGTACGCGTATTCGAGCAACCCGCGAGCAATGTCAGCAGGAACAGGCAGATCACAGGTTTTCTCACGGCGAAGAATCTCCCGGTATTCAATAACGGTTTTTTCAGCATCACCAGCTACCACGGCGTTAGCACTGGCAGCCAGTTGCGCCACCTGGTTAAACCGGTTCACGTTGAATGCCTGCGTGGCAATCACCTTCCCCTGTAATGCGTTGTCGCTCTTCAGGACGCGGTTATCGCTTTCAGCAGTGGACAGGTCAGCTTTTGCAAACGCCAGCAGCGCAGCCAGAACGGCAATAACAACTACCGCCGCAATTGATGCGATAGCAGTTATGCGGTTCATCACGACAGGAACAGAGCGCGCTCTGCCTCACGTCGACGGGTAAGACCAGCCAGCACCTGCCCGCCAGCTTTGTTCCAGCGTAAGAACTCATCGTCGGCGCCGCGGTAATCACCGGCATTAAGTTTTTTCAGCAGCGTAGATGTGGAAAGTGCCCGGGCGCCGAGGTTGTAGGCGAAGGAAACCAGCGCATCGAACTGGCCCTGCGTCAGTTTCACTTTAACCAGTTTTGAAACGTCGCTCTCGTAGCTGACCAGTCCGGTACGCAACAGGCGCTCTGCCGTTTCCTCTTTGATGGTCATCCCGGCGCGGATTGGTTTGCCGTCAACCGGCTGCGTCCAGCCATAACCTATGGTCCACACGCCAACGCTGTCCTGATAAGCCGTCAGCAGCAGACCTTCAAACTGCTTGATGAGAGCAACACCCTTATCGCTGATCTGCATTATTCTGGCCTCAGTACGTGAAAAATCCGGGCTACGTTACCGCGCGCCGCGAATACAGCAGCGCAGATGATGAGATTCATCAGCACGGTCGCCCAGTGGGCATGGAA